GTGATAATAATTGAATAGGTGAATTAATCCTCCAACTCAATGTTTTCAATATCATCAAAATCAATATCTTGTGTTTCGTTAATTTTTTGTGTACTGTTAATAGTTTCACCATCTTCCAACAGATGTTCGATTTCCTTAATCATATCAGCAGCACCTTTATTTAAAGTTTCATTTTTCTTGTTATTTTCATGAATAATCTCTTTTTGTCGAATATTCTTCTTCTGTTCAGGTTCTTGTGTAGTACCATAAACAAGTTTATCAAGATGTTTACTATAGTCTTCTTCGCTCATACCTTCCATCATAGGCGCAGCACCAATGTCACCACCACCTAAAGCACCGCCACCTCCCATATCACCTGGAGGGGGAGCACCACCCATGTCACCACCAGCTGGACCGCCTAATTCTGGGATTCCACCTTCAGCACCGCCTTCAGCACCAGGCATTCCACCTTCAGTATCACCACTCATTGCACCCATGTCGTCAATTGGTTCACCGAATCTCTTATCGATGTCAGTAAATAACCCAGTTTTCTTAATTGTAACGGGTGAGTCAGCAAGTTCTTGCATAACAACTTTCTCCATTTTCTGTTGCTTGAGGTCGTCAACGATTTCTCTATCACTCATGTTGAAAATCATACGTTTTGCAGTTGTATGTGACATTGCAGCAATACCACCTTCAGCACGTGTTAACTCAGTATAGGTTTGTGCTTTATCACGTAGTAATTCAGACTTCAGTAATTCTTGCTGTGTGCTTGGATTCGTGAGTGTTAGTTGGAATCCATTTAAATCATCACCACTATAACCCAATAAATAAAGATGAATCATTGCCATCTTATTGAGTTCCTGAATTATTGCTTGTTGGATACGATTTATTTTCTTAGCAAATCTAATATCGTACTGCGCCATGTTTTTTCCACCACCACTTGCGTCTTGGAAACTCAAAAATGGTTTAGGAACACCAAGACCTGTGAATAAATTATCTCTAAGATATTCAATATCTTGTATTTGGTCTAGGTTTGTTGCGCCAGGCAGTGTATCAATACCTGTTTGTGTGTTCGAATTTCTTACGGGAATGAAATAGTCTTCATCATTACCGAGAATGTTGAAACGGTAGTCAATTTGACCATCATTTGGCTGAACTTGTGCTGTCTTTTTGAATGTAGTCGCTACTTTATAAATGTATTCCTCGATATCGTCCTCATCAATGTTTCCAACGTCAATCTTAAACACTTTTTTCTCACCTGCACGAATTATACGATAGGTAAGCATAGCATCTTCAGCCATAACTAACTGACGGAACACCCTACGAACCTTATTAAGTATTGAAGAACCATAAGGTAGATACTTGTCGTCACCAAGTAGTCTAAAGTGTGCAATTTCGAATACATTGAATTCGTCACCAGTCATTCTTTCTTTGAATTTCACTAATGGTTTTCCGTTCTGAATTCTTTCGAACCTCTCAATTTCGTAGTTTACGAGTTGTTTCACGTGCGTAATACCTTTTTTACGCTCACCATAAAGTAATACGAAATTATCACCATATTTACACACGTTTCTTACCCAAAACGGTAAGTTAACGTTCACATTTACAATTTCATAGAAGAATTCTTCCAATAACGTCTTAACTCTGTCTTTATTGGAGTAGATGTTGAGCATTCTACCATTTAAACCAATGGTTGTTGCTTCTTCCATGAATAAATCCAATGCGCTACTGATAATTGGGTAATATTCCATACCCTCATAATCAATATATGCAGGAAGTCTGGCTGCTTCATATTGAAGTGCTTTCTGGAAGCCTCTATCTGTGGTTCTGAAGAACTTGCTTTGGAGTTCACGCTTTTGCTCAAGTTCCAGACCCTTTCTTTGAATTTCTTCAGGACTGTTACCTTTGATAACAATCTTCGATTTTTGTGGTGATGCAACAGGAGTAGTTGCTGTTGATTCTTGATAACCAAATCCATCGAGATTCAACATTGCGTTGAGGTCTTGATATATTGTTTTCTTACTATTTTGTTCGCCAGCCATTTTTTATAATTTATTATAGTTTTTTATAAATACTCAGAAATTTCTGAAAAGTCACTTATCTATAAATACAAACTATCTTTTGTTTTTATCTTTTATTCCTTGAAATAACCACTCATTTGCACCATATGGGTTTAATGGGTTTACACTGTCTGGTGAAATCATTGGTTTATGCTTGATTTCTTTTTTCTTCCCAATCTCACTAACATCGTTGTTTGTAAGGATTGCGTTCAACATTTTTTCGGCAACACCCTTACTTTGTTTGAATCTTGCCATATCAAAATTCAACACAAATAATCCAATCGCCAATCCCATTATACTATCATCATGGAAGCTACGTTTGTGGTCAGCAACACGGTTTCCAGCCACAGTAACGAATGTTTTCAATTCATCCAATAATCGCTGCGACTTAATAATAACATCCTCTAAATGAATGGCTCTCTGCATTTCAAGAACAACGGATGGACGGTTATTTCCAATGAAGAAACCAGGGATTAAGTCAACCACTGACACCGCACCATCGGGCATTCTTTTTTCTCCCTTCTTAATATATCCTTGCAATCTATCCCTTGTTGGTTTATGCGCTACTTCAGCGTAATGAATATTCTCATATCCGATTTCAAGCATTTTTTCAACGGTATGAACACCATGACCACCAGTAACATCTACAACACAATACGCATCATTATATTGTTTCCCATATTGATAAGCTATTTCAGCAAGCAATTGTGGTGTAATCTTACCATAGTATTCGGCAACCTGTTCAACTTTATGTCGCTTAAATTTCTTCTTCTTACTAACACCCGTTCTCTTATTTTTAATAACCTTCTCTTCAATAATTTCAATGGTTTTCAACATATTGATTGTTGAGTTATCTTCCCCGTGCCCAGGTGACGCATCCAATGCCATAATATAATCTTCACCTTCAATCGGGTCTTCCCAAATCCACATATTACCATCATGATATTCTTGACGTATTGGAACTTTAATTTCTTTTTCTTGTATTCGTTTAAGATATTCTTCAGCAATGAAGTTATCACCAGAACCCAAGAATGAGCAAAGCAACTCCTGCGCCACTTTACGCAGGTCACCATTAGCATTTTTGATTTGTTCATCAAACCACGTATTGGTTGCTTCCCAACCATCTTCGACCATTTCGGCACGTTTTGCATGTGTCCAATCCTCGTCTTTCCACTTTTTTTCGTCTTCTTTACCTTTGTTCTTAATCCAATATAAATCTTTATTATATCTAGGGTCATTATACCACCAAAGTTCAACGGCAACGAAGTTGTTTTTTGGTTTACCGTCTTCATCTAATTCTCTTGCGCCCTGAAATGTCTTGTAGAAAACGGCATCGAGTCCAGAAGGTGTACTAACCATAATTGCACGACCACCAGTCACTAATGAGGGTAAAGCTGATGTCCAGAACACATCACCTTTTTCAGACCATGCAGTTTCATCCCAAAACAACAGTGTTGGAGTCATACCACGTATTGTTTTAGAAGCAAATGCACCAAGTTTTGATTTATTATCGTAAATCTTGAGTTTTTGTGTGTCAGTTAAATTCTCTTCAGTATTCCTACCAGTTTTTGGTTTAAGCCATCTTGGGCAACTTTCTATGAATTCCACGACATCAGTCATTAATTCACCTGTTGCTGTTTCCAATTTGTTGGCGACAATAGCGCATGCTCTATTTTTATTAAACATGACATACCATGCAATATATGCACAAGTAGTTGTACTAACACCAGCCTGACGATATTTGTTGGCTATAACAAATCGATTTGCTGGGTTATGATAGGTGAGTATTAGTTCTTTCTGAAAATCAAATAGCTTAAAAGGAATAATCTTTCCAGCAACACCTTGTGTCTGGTCAAAGATTGTTAGAAAGGTTTCAATGAAATAAATAGGGTTTGCAGCACAACGAACGATTTCATCCTCTTGTTCTTGAAACGTTAACTCACTAGCTTTCTTAATCACACCATCTTTGGTAACGATAATTGCTTCAACGTTACCAGCAGCCTTTCTGAGTTTCTTTGCTAGGTCTCTTGCTTCTTCTTTTTCCCTCTCCCTTTGGGCATCATATTGAATTGTTGGAATGTGTTCGGGAAATTCAGAATCATCTATTTCAGGAACATCATTTAGTTTAACATCAATTACATTAGCATCAATTACATTATCATCATTTAGATTAAGATTCACATCCAATTTATCTTTATCAGAAGCATCATCTAAATTAATATCGAATTCATCACTCATTTACAAATATTTAACATAAATACTTATTATCCTAAAATAGCAAAACACGACACATATCTGGACATGTCGTGTTTCGATTTCCTTCGCCCAAATGGTGCGATGAACTCAAACCGCAAGACACGGTAAATTTCTTGAAGTATCGTGCCTCGAAACCTTTTCTCCCGAAATAAGGTGAGATAGGTAATTATAAATAGTGGTTATTCGAACTTAATTGAGGATGTTTCTACAAATTCGTTGTTTTTTAATATTATTTTTCTAGGAGTCAGTAATTCTTTGACTCTAGCTAATGTCATACCGTAATGGAATACTAATATTGGGTCATCATCACCATCACCCTCAAACATCTTCTCGTAGTCACTAAATGCTGTGTTCCCATCACCCTCTTTCTCAGTCTCATACGCCAAAGCATGAATAGTATAAACACCATGCATGTATTCCCTATCAACAGCCTCATGTAAACAGAAGAGGTCAAACGTACTTGTTTTTAAATTGAAAATTGCGTTAATATATTCTTCAGTTGGTGGAATTGCATTGTTGCACGCAGGAGATAAGTCCCAACACCACCCTTCGACATCAATGGTTGTATGGTCTAATGAGAATATGAATTCGTATAATCCTTCGTCTTTTGCATTGTAACCGATTTTCAGAATAAAAATCAGTCTTAGTTTCTTATCATCGTAATCCATAGTATGATTTTAACATAAATACTGAATACGAGAAAATAAAAAACCACAAACGTGGCTTAGTTCTTACATAATGTGAGACCTGTCTGTTGATTGATTGTATTGAGTGAAAGATTGTATTCAGACAACCTCTTCATTTCCTTGTTCTTTAAATAATTGTGGAAAATGTGGAAACCCACAGCAACAACTAAAACAAATATCGAAACAATTGGATTGATAAACGAAACAAGCATCGCAAGACATGCAAACACTACTCTAAGAATACCCGAAACATATCTCCAACTCAAAATGATATTGAGTATATCATCACAATATGTCATGAGCAGTCTTCGATATTCTAACCAATTACACTCAGAATTGTCTTCTTTTGTGCCTTGAACCTCAAGAAACATTTCGAGTTCACGCTTTTTCGAACCACCAATATAAGTTCTACTAAACTTTAATGTATTGAATTTTCTATGTATCATACGTCTTTATACGACATAAAAAAATAAATGTTACAAAAAAACCCGAATCTCTTCGGGTTTTTTAAAATCTTTTTTAATATTAACTATTATCCAGTAACACCACCATAAGCGGTTTTTCCTAATGTACCACCTCCACCAAATGGTTGAGGTACTGCTGCGTTTCTCGCTGCATCGGTTTCATAACGTACAATATTTGGACTATCACCAAGTCTCAATGTACCACCTCCACCATCAACATATTGTTGTAGGATTCCGTATTTTACATCAGGTGGAGTAGTTTGCACTGCTCTACTAATTGCCTTCATTTTAGGATTAGCTAATATAACTGAGAATGCTTTTTGAAACAATGCATCAACACCAGCAACATCTTGTGGGTTTAGTTTTGCGAATTTCTCAGCAACACCCATCCCAAATGCCTCATTTATAGTTTCGTTAACTTTTTTTTTGGCTTTAGATTCGTGTAAACCAAATTGCTTATCGATAATTCTATCGAGTTTCGCTAGTGTTGGTGATTTCTTACTTTCATTCAATGTCGGCTTTTTAACACCAGCATGTTCTTGAAGTCTGTTGCGAATATATTTTCTGAGTTTAGTTTCACTTTCACTCAATTCGACTTTAACACTATCTTTAGTTACTTCAACAGTTGTGATTTCAGCACCATCGGGTTTTACAACTCCACCGCCCATACTATCAACACCTGAAATTATAGGCATTTCAGGTTCTTCACGTTTAGTTAAGT